TTATTATAATGAGCTAACTTCTGTTGATACTCTTGTACTTCTCTATTTACATCAGCACTGTATGCCCCAACTTCAGCTTGATATTGTTGTAATTGAGATTGATGTTCTGACTGCTGTTCATATTGAGATTCTTGTAATTCTTTCTGTAATTCTGCTTGATATTTTTGAAGTTCAGTATTAAAACTATTTAATTTATCTTGCATAGATTGAGAATAAGCACTTATATATGTACTTATTTTATTTAATTGGACAGCCGCTAATTCATTATCTTCTTCATCTTCTATAAATTCACCAACAACAGTAAACCATTTAGAAAAATCAAGAAAATCAGCATCAGTTCCATATGCATCACCAGTGAGAGCTGTCATAGTAGTGGTTAAGCTTTCAGAAACTCCTCCCACAGTTGGAGATGAATATGTTGGAAGTGAAGTACCTACACTAAAAGTAAAATCTGGCACAGTTGGAGTATCTGGTGGAACCGCAGTAGAACTGAATACACCGGGGTCTGTCTCAGATAAACCAGATGTATAACCACTAAATGCTACTTGAGATGGATGTCCCGGTTTAGTATATGTAGGAGCAGAGCCAGTATATACAGATGAAGCCGCAAGAGTAGCCGTTGTAAAAGTTGGAGATGTCGCATCTAAATCACTTCCCGGCCCAGAATAACTCACAGTTCTTATACTTGGAGTATCTGGTGGTACTGAATTAAATGATATTGCAGATGTCGGAAGTTGAGTAGATGAAAGTTTTGTAAACTCACTTGAAGCTGCGTGAAAAATAACTGCATTTCTTAAATCAGAATCGTCATTTATATTCCCATGAGCAACATACTGAGCATGAGCTGTATATGTATTATCTGGGTCTGGCTTTACTATCACTCTATTTCCATCAGCTATATAGTATTTTGGAAAAGTATTTGTGGCATTATGAAGACTACTAGAATTGCCTATAAATCCTCGCATACTTCCATCAACTTTTTTAGCCTCAAATTGGTCTCTCCTAACAAAAAGCAGTGAGTCTGTTTTAACAGGTAAAGTAATTTGTTGATTACTATTATTCCCCCCATGAGTCGCTGGGATTGTTTCTTTCATTGCCCACAACATCAGATTCTTTGGTATTGATGATACTACGAATTTTTGAGCAGAGACAATAAACTGGTCATCAGCATCCGAAACCCCAGTAATATTCTCTATATCTAATTCTATGTTTGTTGTTGCCATATAAAATCTTTTAGTTTATATACAGGGGGCCGAAGCCCCCCATATATTGTTTAGTTAATCAACTTGCGATAATGTTACGCTAATCTAACTATAGATACAGCTTCAGAACCTGAAACTGCTTTTGTAACATGAACGCCCCATAATGAAGAACCTACACTAAAAGCATCGTGAGTAGTCACGGGATTTTCAATATCTGCAAATCCTACAACTGTCACTCCTGTTCCAGCAGTCATTGTGCAAGTTTCATCAGCTCCAGCGGTACCAGCATTGATAAATGAAAACTGAAAAGTATCTCCAGTAACACATTTACTATCACTAGCTTTAACTTTCATCGCTGCGACTATTAGAGCCGCTGTTGGAGTAGTAACTGTCCTAGCGGCAGCTGGGTCACAAGTATGAGCAAACGAATTAACCATATCTGCAGCTACAAGAACTAAGTTATCACCTAAAGTTCCATGAGCTTTAATAGAGCTATTCTGTAACCATCCGATGTTGCCATCAGCTTTATTTTGTCCGTATAAAGGATTAGCCATGATTCATACCTCCTATTTCCAGACCGCATGGGCTTCTGGCATTTGCCATTCCATACCGGCCTCGGTTTGAATTAAATCAACTCTACGGTCAACACCACTGTTTTCAAGAGTCTGGACTCCAACGTAAACTGCAGTATCACGATTTAATCCGTTACCAACCAATGGTCGATATGAACAATACTTCATGTTTGCAGCTAACATCTTAATTCCAGTTCCGTCTAAGTGAATATTACGAGACACATTCATTACCCCATAAGGAGTATAAATCTGTGTAATATCTACACCAAAAACGTTCTTCTTTCCGCCAATACTAAAATCAGCTCTTCCAGCTCCGTTGCTTACTCCTGCAACTTGCTGTACATTAGCTGAAAAGTATCCACTTAGTTTATGCAACCAATTATATACATCAGTTGGAACCATAAATAAAGTAGCACTTGCATTGTTGTAACGTGGGTCAAGGAAATTGCTCATATCATCAAGAAAATCATCTTGAGCTTTAGTACCTGTACCACCCATTCCAGAGCCACTAAAGATATTTCCGTAAGATACACAGAAATCAACAGCTCCTTCAGTATATTGAGCTCCATCATTATCAGTTCCTTGAGAACCAAATAACAATGATTGTTCAATATCCCATTTGTGTTCAATCAACTTTTCACGCCAGATTCTTGCAAACTCATTTGGTTCATACTTGAGAACGGTAGCACGTGTTGTGTTATCCATTGCCATAGCAGTTTTCCAAATTTGAGTAAGTCCAAATCCAGTTGAGAAAGGTTGGTCTTTCCAAGTATCTGGATAACCAGTCCCTTGAGCATGAGCTGAACCAACTACATAACATCTTTTCTTTTCAAGATACAATGCTACTGATTTTCCAGAAATATCTACAGCATCAAGAGCATTTCCATAAGTTGAATAAGATGTTAATTCTATATCAGCACCAGCAGAACCTTTGCTAATTACTTCTGTTTTAAGTATAGCAGCATCTGATACAGAAGTTGTATCTACTGATAATACTTTAACAATCAAGTAATCATCTGGAGTTGTTGCTATGTCAGTTGTCCCACCTGTATCATCCCAATCGCCTGCGGCTTCAGAATCATTAAAATTGCTAGAACCAGCAATTATATAAGGAATCTTAACTACAGCATTTTGTAAGAAAAATGCAGGTTGTGAACCACTTGAGCCGGGAAGAATATCAGTTCCAGTTTGACCATAAACAGTCTGGATATTTCCAGCAGATTTATAATCTCCAATCATGCAAAAGTAGTAAATATCACCAGCATCTACATTTGTATGAGTTACAGTTGCATTAGTTCCCGCCATAGAAGATGGAGCAGATGTTCCATGATTTGATACATAAGCGTATCGTTTGTGATACGAAGGTCTGCGTTCAGTAAATTTGAACTCAGGGTCATCCGTAGATTTTTTAGCGACTTTAGATACAAATCGGAAGAAAGGGTCTTGAGCAATGTTCAGTTCAGAAACTCTATCCCCAAAATTGTACTTTCGCCTAAGGTCACCGGTGTCTTTTGAAGTACCATCAGACCACGTAGCCGTATCTGAATAAGTACCTAAGCTAAATACATCAGCCATTTTTTACCTCTTTATTTTGAGTTAATGGCCTTCAGTATAATTACATACCAAAAGCCTCTTCTAGTTCGTTGGTCGAACCCAAAATGGCATCAAAAACTGAATCATCTGGAGATTGTTCAACAGCGGTACTGCCTTGTGTGGCTAGTGTACCGGGTTGTTGCTGAACTTCTCTCATTTTATTGTGGACTTCTTGCCTTACGTTATCAGCAATTTTCCCATCCCTATTCTTACGATTCATTAAATAATAAATATCATCAAGTTCAAGAGATTTAGATTTCGCAAAATCTGTAAATTCTGACCATTGTTCGTCAGTCATTTCATGACGTGAACGAAAATCGGTTTCCTTCGCTAGTTTTTGGTTTTCTACCCTCTGCCCTTGCAAAGCACCATTCAAACGACGTTGGACAATTCCATCAATCGTTGCTCCTAGTACTTTTGCTGAATCAGATTCAGGTTGAGAAAAAGCATCATCCGCATCGAACGCAAAGTCCTCATCGAGATTCAACTTCTCAGTCATTGTTTGTGGGGTTTGACCTCCACCCTCAAAATAATTCCTCACATGAGTAATTAAATTAGGGTCTTCTCGCATAGCATCAAGAATCGGCATATAAGGTTCAATTTCGGAAAGTTTTCCGTTTAACCTTTTAGCTTCTCTGCTTGAATCACTATACCTTTTTTGTAAAGTATCTACTTCAGATACTTCTTCCTGAACTTCTACATTAGGGCTCGTCTGCGTATTATCGCTTTGTTCCGAGGTTGGTTGCGAAGGTTCATCTATGATTGCACCATTGACTTGTTGGTCTAAGGTTTCAAAGAAATCCTCAGTATTCATGTCCATGACTGCACCTTGTACGCTTGTACTTTCGGGGGCCTCAGTGGCGTTACCTACTTGTTCTGACATACTAATCTCCTTTTTAGAGTTTTGTTAATTTAATGAACATTCTAAATAACTATCAAGAGTTAATGTTACTCATTTTTAGCAACATCTTCCTTAGTAGATTCCATGTCCATTTTCATTTCGTCTCGCATTTTCTCAAACTCAACTTTTAACATTCCTCTTAGAAGTTTTTGTTGAGCTTCAGTTTCGAGAACATCTTTTCGTATTTCATTAGATGCTGTACCGACTTTCATCTTTATGCCAGCTTGCACTAATTGTCTTTCTAAAGTTTCAATAGTCCCGTCTTTATCTTTCATAGCTTCTTCCATAGAAGATACCTGACCTTGTAGTTGAGAATAAACAGACTTTCTTTCAATTACTTGTTTCTTATTTCTTATATCAGTTTCAGCTATCATAGCTATATCATCTATAAGTCCAGCTTGGAACCATTTAAAATACTCTTCTAATAATGCCCATCTATTAACTGGCATTGTAGCTCCCGCTACGACTCTTATATCAAATCTTGCACTTGCATAATCTTTAAATTTACCTATTGCTTCTCCATAATCATTATATACTTGAATATTAATTCTTACTTCTTTTTCTTGCTCTTGTGGGGATTGACCAGCTTCTGGTTGTACTATTCTAAACACTTTCTCAACTGAATAATGCTTTTGAGCCTGCATTTGAAAACATCTACCAAGATGCTCTAGAGCAGGTTCTACGACACTTCCCATCCATGCTTTTAATCTTCTAGTTCCAAATTCATCATTTGCAAGTAATCCCCTATATGTTTCTGCTTGGTCTTGGGCAAATCCCATCATAGCAGAAGGGACTCCACTTATATATTCTGCATCAGCCTTGCCTTCTTGCACTACAGTATAAAATGCATTATTGATTGGAGCTGGTAATATAGGAGTTGGAGTAGCAAATCCTTGTCTATATTTTAATAAAGCACCGGGAGATGAAGAGTATTTTTCCCATTCTTCTTCTGGGACTGCTCCTTCTTCATACATCCACCTAAGATTAGATGCTAAGTTTGCATTATGAAGCATTATCTGATGAGCTTTATTAATTTCTTGTTGTTTTCCGATTAACGGTTGAACTGCACTCATTGGATATGGAGTACCAGTATACATATATGGAATAGGGACAATAGGATATTCATTCATTGGTAAAATATATTCATATAAAAATACATCATCACCAGCACTACAAGTTTGTACTATCCTATTTTCAAAAAACTTTATAGAATCTAAAATATTCTTTTTTGCTTCCTCATTACTTTCAAGCATCCTGTAATCAGATTCACTCATTATTTGTTGTTTAACTTGAGTAGCAGCATCTTGAGCTTCAGCCATTAACTGCATCTCTTTTTCTTTAATTGCTTGAGCAGCCATCTCTTGAGATTTCTTTATTTCTAATTGAGCCCTCTCAGGAATAATTTCTCCAGTTTGCACAGCTTGTTCAATCTGCATCTGTTTTTCTATAAGACTAACTTCTACTTCTTGTTGAAAATCAGATAATTGTTTTTGTACAGCTTCTTTAATATTATCCATTTCAGCAGGAGAAGGCTGAACTTTTATATAGACATTTCTATATGGAAACTTCTTTTTAGAGTATGTTTCATAGTATGGGATAATATCTTCATCTTCAGCCTCTAGACTAATCCCCATTGTAATATCTTCAGGTTGAGATGCTCCACTTAAATCAGTATCTCTTTCAGAATATGAGACAACATCAGTGCTTTTTGATACTTTTTTAATCTTAGCTTCAAATTCAGGAAGCATATTAATAAGTCTTGTTCTTGCTATATTCTTTCTTACTTGTATAAAGTTAGCATCTCTGAATAAAAAGTCTCTACTTGCGGGGTCGACATATACATCATATGGGTCTAGCCTATTAAATCTCACTTCCCCCATACCTCTATCAGCGTCTTTATCTATATCTACAAGAAAATATCCTACACCCTTAGTTAAAGCGTCAAGGGCAACTTGACTATATAATGACTTACCATTAGATAAGTACCAACAATAATCTGCAATATCTGAATGTACTTGAGCCACATCTACATCATCTCCAGTAGCTCCAACTGCTTTCCATTTCGGGCTATTAGCAGTTACAAAGTATTTCATTATCTCTATAATAGGAGTTACTCTATTAATAGTGAATGTGGGCATTCCAGATTCTTCTAGCTGGTCTTTTTCTTCCTTAGATAATTGCTCATCGAGATAAAAGTCATACCCTTTCTGACTTAAATGTTGCCATCTTTGTCTATGGGAATTATTCGCCCTATCCCATAATTGTTTATTTACTTGGGCTTTTGATTTTTTAGTTGTTCTTGCCATTTATTTTTTTCTATATTTTTTAGGTATCTTTCTACTAGGAGCTTTTTTAATACCTAATTCTTTATCTCTTTTCTTTTGCATTTTAATAGCTTTATGTCTCCCATACAAAGCCCCAGCAACGGTACTAGCTAATAATAAAGGAACACTCCCTTTTTTGTTTCCAGCCTTCCGAGATAAGGAATAAGCAGTAGCCCCGGCAGCTCCTCCCATCTGCGTCCCATAACTTTTCGCAGGGTCATAAGCCCCTTTTTCCGCAGCTTGTTCTATTCTGTCTTTACGAGTAGATTTTCTACAGGCTTTTATTTTTATATCAAAAACTTCACCCTTTTTACATTTTTTTGCCATAATTAATCCTTTATCTCTACATGAACTAAGTCATCGAAGTTATTATCTGCTATCTCTCCATCAGAGTCCCAGTCGCCACCCCAGCGGACTTTAACTCCAAGTTGATGTCCTATGCCTCTCAGCATACCACCCATATAATGAAATCGTTCTCTATCTTCCCAGTCAATCGGGTAAGGAGCGAGGTCAACAGCTTTTCCTTCTATGTGTTTGGAATATCTAGTTTTAGTTTTCCCCTGTGCTAACAATTGCTCCTGCCGCTCCTTACTCCGAAGTCCTTCAATAATGGTAACATCCATTATTTTAATTAATTCGTTTAGTACATTGACAAGTTTTACATTAACGCCTTTAAGACGTTCTTTACTTCTTCTACCAAATCTAGGCATATCTACTTTCTAGCGCAAGAATATTTACGACCTTGCCAAGTGAATGAGTCACCGCCTGACTTACCTTTACATTTAGAAGCAAATGTTTTTCTAAAACTTTGAGCTGGCTTTGAGCCTTTTTCATACTTAGCGTAAGCCCCACCTTCAGTCATTACAACAGACTTTAAACCTTTCTTTTTGATTTTTCCAGTTGGAGACATTTTAGAAGGGTCTTTAACTTTAGAAATATCTACCATAGATTGACCGGAACCGGGTTTTTTCTTTTCCCTAGAAACAACCATTTTGTTAATTTTTTTAACATTTTTTCTAATATTTTTTCTTTTTCTACCTGCCTTAGTAAGCATTTCCCCAGCTACCCATTTACCAGCAGATTTTCTTTTAGAC